CTGCGGGCCTTGCGGCTGACTGGTATATACGATCTAATAAACGAAAAATTGTGATTACACGCCCCATGATTCCGGTAGGAGAAGACATTGGCTTCCTTCCCGGTGATCTAGAAGAGAAGACAACGCCTTGGGCGATGCCTGTCTTAGACGTGATCAGCCAAAGAATCGGACCTAAGAAGATGGAATGCGACTTAGGAAAATCCATAGAAGTAGTACCTCTGCAACTTATGCGCGGTCGTACATTTGACGATGCTTGGATATTAGCCGATGAGGCCCAAAACCTTTCTATTGAGCAAGCTAAAATGCTTGTAACCCGTGTAGGGGAAAACTCGAAATTACTTATAAACGGAGATCTTAAGCAAAAAGACATACCTGAAAAATCAGGACTTGCTTGGTTGATCCAAAACATTAATAGATATTACCTGCCTATTTCCGTAGTTGAATTCAATCTTAACGATTGTCAACGATCTGACACTTGTAAGATGTGGTTAGAAGTTATGGAAATGGAAGAGAACAGGGAAAAATTAGGACACAAATGATTATATCAAACGAATACATTTTTGTATTTGTTCCTAGAACAGGCTCTCATTCTATAGAGGCCGCTATATTAGAGAATGACCCGGGTGCAATTAGCGTTGATCCGGGTTGTCCTCCTTTTAAATGGCAACCATATGATCACTCTATAGAATACCAAAAACCTGTTTTTGCTGTTTTAAGAGATCCTGTAGATTGGATTTTGTCTATGTATAATGGACATTCTTCTTGGAACGGTTCAAGGCTTAATAGGTATTCACCTAAGCTAAACGCAACAAATACTTTAAACAAAAACGACATACTTGAATTGTGGTACTTTCTTTCGAAATGGTATCTACAGACCGGATGCTACCAACAAACGCATTGGATAGGTAAAAGCGAAGTAATCCTTTTTGACGACATAAATGAACACTTTGATTTTAAAATACCCAAGCTAAATGGCGTAGCTAAAACTATTACTTGTTTAGATGACAGCGCTTTGTCTCTTGCTAAAGAAATTTGGAAAGAAGATTTTGAGCTTTACGCTAAACTTAAAGGACACAAATGAAAAACAACTGTTTTGTATATCGACTAATTAACCTAAGCAACGGTCGATATTACATTGGTTACCATAAAGGAACCGAGTCTGACGGTTATATTTGCTCATCCAGAAACTATGAGCTTTGGGAGGATATGCAAGAGCATATTTTCACGAGAGATGTACTCCAGTACGGAGACAAAGAAACGTGTAAACTTCTAGAGTCTAACCTCTTGTCAGAATGTTTTATGGACAAGAAATGTTATAACTTTTCAGATGGTAGCGGAGGATTTCTCCTTCGTGACACTTATGTAGGTGTCCAAGTCCCATCTAAGCTTCTTATTGAGTCGGAAGAAATCCCTTACGATAAGATGACTAACGAATTTATCTGGTATAAGAAAAGCAAATACGTAGCACTTGGATATCATGGAATCAAACGTGATGTCAAAGATGCTCAGTCATTCATCGGACGAATTAAACTTAGAATTAGACAAATTATACGGAAAATACTATGAGTGGTATTACACTTCACGGAGGTCAATCTCAAATCATACAAGATATGTTTGTAGACCAATCCGTAAGATATGGTACTGTTTGTGCAAGTCGAGGATTTGGTAAATCATATCTGGCGGCCTGTGCCGCAGTTTTAGCTGTACAAGAACTAGTTGCATTACCAGCAGACGTTCCAAACAAAAATGTTTGCTTGATAGCCCCTACGTACCAACAAGCAGTGGACATCTATTATCCACTAATTGCATACCAATTCGGTATGGAAGACTTTTGTGATAAGTCATCACAGCACTCAGGAACATTTTGGTTCCCTAATAATGTTATTCTCAAGCTATGGTCGTATGAAGCGTCCGAACGACTTCGTGGCTCAGGCCAATACTTTGCCGTGCTTGATGAGGTAACTACTTGGAAGGGTGCCGGAGGTTCTTTTAAAGAGTCTTGGGAATCAGTAATTCAGCCCTGTTTAACAACCCGTTGGTCTCCGGAAAGAGCTAAAGAATATGGAGCACCCTCACCCGGTCGTGCTTTGGTTATTTCTACTCCTCGTGGAAGAGATTATTTCTACGATATGTTTAACTTCGAAGCGGTAGACGAAGATTGGAAATCATATCACTTTACCTATAAAGACAGCCCTTATCTTGACTCGGCTGAGATTGAAAAAGCAAAACACACTATTGACCACTTTAAATTTAAACGAGAGTATGAAGCTTCGTTTGATGAGTCTGGAAATTCTGTGTTTTATAATTTTAATCGTAAAGATCACGTAGATAAAACAATTAAAGATTTTGAAAAAGAAGAGACTGTTTACGCCTGTATTGACTTTAACGTTTCTATTATGGCGTGTTCTCTATTTGCCCTTCGAGGCAATCAGATGCAATTCATTGAAGACTTTATGGGACACCCCGATACGGAATCTCTTGCTAAAACGCTAAAGAAGCGATTTTTAGACAAAGGACATGACGTTAAGTGCTTTCCCGACCCTAGCGGTCGTGCAAGAAAGTCTTCGGCGGCAGTAGGCCGTACTGACTTCTCTATTCTACAATCATATGGTTTTGAAACGATTGCTAGAAGCAAAGCACCTGCACTGATTGATAGTGTGGCGGCAGTAAATAAAAACTTAAAAACAGCGAGTGGACACATTAACATGCTGTTTCACCCTCGTTGTAAACACACTATTAAATCGATGGAACGAACCTCTTGGAGAGAAAATAATCCTGACTCTGCTATGATTGATAAATCAGCAGGTGACGAACACCATTCAGATGGCGTAAGATATGCTACTGAATTTTTGTTTCCTGTCACAAGTGGTCAAAAGGTGCGTTCTAAGCAATCACATAATTTCTAAGGAGACATAAATGGCTAATTCAGCTACGTCTGCAAACCGCTCTAAGTCAGTCGGCGATCCTCATCCTAAGTATGAGTCATTGAAGCCGCTGTGGAGAACATCTCGTGGTATTCTTAACGGCCAGTCTCAAGTTAAGGAACTTGACACTACTTTAGATCAATACGGGTTTAGCAACATTTTGTTGCCCTTTTCCCCTTCTATGACTCAAGAACAATACAACTTTTACAAAGCCGAAGCAGAACTCCCCGGCCTTACAGCGCAATACATTAAAGTACTTATCGGAGGAATGCTCCGTAAGCAACCTGAGATTACTCTTCCCGAAGATTGTCCTAAAGGTTGCTCTGATTGGATTCGTCACGAGTTTACATCAACTAACAACTCCTTGTTGTCTTTTCTTGACACTGCGCTGTTTGAAGAGCTTCAGACTTCTCGCGCTTGGGTTTTAGTAGATTACCCTTCAGTACCTAATTATGATATTCTCTCTAAGGAAGAGCGAGATGCAATTAAACCGTATCCTACACTTCTTAATGCGGAGTCTGTTATTAACTGGCGTACTGGGTCTCATCCACGTACTGGAAAGCATTGTTTGCTGGCACTTGTCGTGCGTTCCTTTGAACAACAATATCGTGATAACCCTTTACACCCTGATTATGTAGAGTGTGCTTATGTTCACCGCATTAACGAAGAAGGAATTTACGTAGTAGACAAGTACGAGCTTCGTCAAGAAAACTCTGCTAACGTTAATTTCATTAATGGTATTGCACAACAAGACTATGAAGTCTCCGGTGGAATGCACAATGCTAATTCAGGAAATAACAATAGTCACTGGAATAAAGTAGCTACATACGATCAAATCATGGGAAATAATGAAATGTTTGATTACATTCCTGCTATTCCCCTTAACGGAAACATTGAAGGTGAAGAGCCTGTTCTCATGCCTTTAATTGACCGTGAAGTTAGCTTATATAACAAAGTCTCACGTCGTAACCACCTATTGCTTGGTGCGGCGACCTACACTCCTGTTGTAATCTCTGATATGACTGACGATCAATTTGAAGACGTCGTATCTGCAGGATTGGGATCTTGGATTAAAGTCCAACAGGGAGATGATGTTAAAGCGCTGGAGACCCCTTCTCGTGCTCTAAGAGATATGGAGACGGTAATCCAGAACAACATTAACGAGATGGCCCGTCTAGGAATTAGGATGATGGCGGCTGAAAACGGCTCAGGTCGTGATTCAGGTGTGGCACTCGAAATCCGCAACGCAGGACAATCTGCACTGCTAGCATCTATCTCAACTAAAGTTTCACAACAGATGACTAAAATCCTTTGCTGGATGATCAACTGGAATTACGGTACTAACTATGTTGTTTCTGACATTAAATTTGACCTTACACCAGACCTCAACCCTGCACCTCTTGGCGCAGATTGGATCAGACTAGTAACAGAATGGTATACTGGTGGACTTATACCCCGCTCTACTTTCCTTGATATCGCTAAGGCAAATGATATTATTGATTCGGACTATGATGATATGAAAGGGCAAGAAGAAATAAACCAAGATGACCTTATTATGGGTGGTTTAGACGCTTCTACAATGGATATGGATTCCTTGTTAAAGCAACAAACACAAGAACCTGAAGTGGTCACTAACGAAGAAGAGGATGAAGACGATGACTGAAGAAGTCAAAGTAGCGCTTAAAAAGCGAGGACGTCCTGCTAAAAGCAAAGCGGTCGAAAAGGCCGCTCAACCCACACCTATGCCTAAAAAGGTTGAACTCCAGGCGGGAATGGTTGCTGAAAGCGGACTATGGAAAATCGAAGAGATCCGTGGAGATCGAGTAATTGTTGTACCTACCGAAAAGCACGTTAATGCTTTCGGAAAAGCAAACATTACTAAAGAAGCTTTTAAAGCTCTTTAAGGAGATTATCATGGCTAAAAGACCTACTAGAAAACAATCATCTCTTGGCTTAACTAATACTGTTATGGCAGTAGCGGCTAAGAAAGAAATTGATCACGCTAAAGAAGAAAAAGTCTCTATTAAACAAGGAGATGTCACAAAGTGTGGATTCACTGTTAAAGAAGTGATGAAGGACGGACGTCTACTTATTTCAAGCTTGGACTGTGCGAAAATAGTCAATAGAGGCGAAATAGAACTCGCATAAAACAAGGAGGGCTATAATGACCGTTAATACTGATTTGTATGACCGTCAAATAGACCATGCGGCGATGACTCGTTTGTTTGAAGAAAATGTTCAAACAGACACTAAAAGAATCATCAGGCGTCACAGAAAACGTTTACGTAGCTTACTGGGCGGTTCCGAAAGGGCCGCATTTGAAGAGGTAAGCACAGGAGAGGTTCGTAGATTTACTAAAGAACTCGACCTCTCTCTTAGTAACAACATGAAAGATTATGGTATTACAGAATTAGATTTTAGCACTAACAACCTAGCTAAGTCAGTTGGGGTCTATGCAAACATTAGACGCCCACGCGCAACGGCTGTGTTAGAAGAAATTGTTGGGGCTAACATCCGAGGAGAAGGAAATCTAAGCAGACGTATTCAAGCATTAGGCGCAGGTCAGCTTACCCGTATACAAACAAAATTAAAAGCGGGTATAGCGGTTGGTGCAACTAACGAATCAATAGTGAAAGATATTGTTAGAACCACACGCCTAACTGAAGCACAAGCAAGTGCTTTAGTACGCACTGCAGTTACAAGAACCCAAACAACATCCCAGTTAGCCGCTCTTAAAGAGAACAGGGCTATCATTAAGGGAGTTCGGTTCACTGCAGTATTGGATAGTCGTACAAGTGCAATCTGCGCTCACCACGACGGCAAGGTTTATGACCTTGATGACGGACGCTTCACTCCCCCACTACATTGGCGTTGCCGATCAACTTTGGTCCCGGTCGTCAAATCCCACAGTGAGCTTTTAGAAAGTACTTCTCCGGATGTAAAAAAGACAGTCTTAAAAGGACTAACAGCAAATAAAATCGCTACCCTAAGCGGTTCTGTTGCCCCTCGTGAAAACTATGGGCAATGGTTGAAAAGACAACCTAGACAAGTCAAGGTTAGACACTTTCAGGGAGATGTGCAGAAAGTAGATCTCTTTGATAATGGTCAATTGCCCTTGGAGAGCTTTGTTACAGCAAGTGGAAAGCCGCTCTCTTTGACGGCCCTTAGACGTTTGGATAATAAAAATACAAACACTACTCCTGTCAGGCAAAAAGTTTTAAGCTCAAAAACAGTTAGTGCGTTAGAAGTTAACGCGGCACGACCTAGTACTATTTTGCGAAACAAAAAAGTTGAGGAGCAACTTAGAACGTTTTATCGTGCAGAAGCGGCTAACTCTAATGCCATTCTCTCTGTAGTAGACTTTCGAGGAACAAGTATTCCGGGAAAAAGAGCTAGTCGCAGAAGAGCTAATAATCAATTTGATGAGAGAAACACGGGTGTTGACCCCCTTACTGGTGAAATGAAATCTACTTTAGTTTACAACCCCGATTTCAAAGTATACCAAGAGAGAATTGACTTCCTTGACAACTCTAAATTACTTAAATCCGACGAAAAGCAATGGATTAAAAACTTCGTTCAGTCACTAGAGAACGACGGTTTGTCTGTTAACCAGCAATCTGCTGTGTTAGAAAATTTACGTATTGTTTTTGAAAGATACGCTAAAGACAAAAAACCATGGGAAAACTTTGCGGCGGTACTCAGAGCAGAATCTAAAAACTCCGTAGTTAACATATCTAGAATTTTAGATAGACGATCTAGAGCAAGATCCCAATTCTTCCGTTTCGGACCAGATGGTGAACGTGCTCAAATTCAAATTATGGGAGAATGGACCTACTTTGATGATATTACTAAACGTGCTTTAACTAACCAAAGGTTTGTAGACAGCTGGTCGGTAAGTGAAGGATTAGATTTAGCAAGAACACTTTATTCAAAAGGTCGTTCTCCGCTAAAAACCTATTTTCCTAAACCTCCTTCTTTCATACCTAAAATACCTAGTGTTAGAAAAAGCATTTTAAAAGAAATTGAATCATTACCTTTTGGTAAGGCTTTTGTAAAGCGATACCAAGGCAAACCTTCTGACGGAGCCATATCTGAGTTTCTTAGAAGTGGTAATGAAAGAAAAAGAAGATTTCTAGATCTTGATTGGTACTACACCAAGAAAAAAGATGACTTTTTACAAAACCAATTAACACCTAAGTATTTACAAAAGCGTGTAAAGCTAATGTCAGAAATTATGGCGGATGTAGCTACTGGGCAATCTACTGACTATGACGCTTTATCTATTACTATAGGTAAGAAAATATTTGAAGCTGAAAAAAGTGACTTTGAGATATTCTTTAAAGCACCTACTATTAAAAACTACCATGAGGTAGGCTCTAATATTTTGCAGGGATTAAAAGAACAAGGAAAGATTAAAGTTGGACTCAGAGGCGTTACTAGGCGTGGTGTAGTTGACTTGGATTCGGGCCGTTCGGCAATGGGTTCATTTGCAGACACTATTTCTAGAGAGGTTGAAATTATAGATCCAAAGATGTTAGCATTACAACGAGCTAATCGTGAACTTATTTATTCTCGTAGAATGGGTATTGTAAACGAAAGAGACAGGTTGTATGTAAGAGCAGGACAAAAGAAGTTTTATGATTCTCGTGGAAGAAAAACTACTGAATCTATTATTACTAGAAAAGCATCTGCTAACTATGATCAAGACCTTATTGACAAAGATTTTGCTGATATGTTAAATCACGTCATGGATGCTGAATGGGAAATCGACCAAGACTTTGCTGGATTTTTTGATGATCTTGCACACTTTAGAGATCCTAGAGGTAACGTAAAGAAATTTGATGAGCTTAACGGCTTTAGAAAAATTATTATACAGCGTGGTGAGATGGGCGCTGGAATGCTACAATCTATTAGGTGGCACAGACAAAACAAATCAACATGGCGCAATTGGGCGCAAATCGATGGTAGAGGCCGTGTCTATACCCAAGGTTATTTGCATCCTGCAGGCGGTGAATTTGTTCGTCCATTCCTTAATACAGCAGTAGCAAAAGAAATTAACGAAGAAGTTTTAGAAGAATTACGTATTCAATTAGGTACTCTTGTTGGTGAAGCATTTAGCGTTTTAACTAATGAAGGCCGCTTAAGATCTTTCCGTGCTAATGAAAAGGCATTTTTAGAACTCGGTGAGCTTATGCTTTCTCAAACACAAAGGCCCCGTAGAATACGAGACTTCTTACAGCACCCTTTGGTTCAGGAAATTGAACCTGAAGAATTACCAAAGCTTGCTAGGTTTGCATTAGAATACGCCCGTATACACAAGCATGTAGACGGTGACTTCACTAATGTAAAGCAACTTCGAACTTACAAAACTAAACTAGGTAATGAAAACGATGCATCGGCATCAGGAGCACAACTTATTGCTTTGTCAACACGAGACCGTGCGCTCGCAGAAGCAAGCAATGTTGTAGCTACTAGCCGTAAAAATCGTTTATATGACTTAGTTGCAGAGAGAACTGCATCTGACCCTCGATTCCAAAAATTAGGACTCGACCTCGAATTCGGAGACTTAGCGAAAGGCGCAAAAGGGCAATCGATGGTCGCATTCTACGGTGCGGGGCAAGTGACTCAGGCGGCTTCCTTAGAAGGGAAGTTATCAAAAGCTCTCAGCAAAAAAGGATATACAGTTATTACTAAAAGTGAGTTAGCGTCTTGGAATAGAGACATTGATGTTTCAATTAAACGCGCAGAGCGTGACAATGCTTTATCTATGGTTGCAAGCTTACGTGAACTTAAAAAAGATGTAAATAACTCAATTAACAACAGTTCTCCAATCGGTAATCGTCTAATGGCGCAAGTCAAAGATGTTCACCCGGACTCAGAACTATTTGTTTCAAAACTGACCAACGTTAGAGGCGGCATTGTTGGCCCTGCTCAATTTAAAGAAGTAGCAGAAATCATGTCAGGTCACCTTAAAGATATTGCTCCTATTACAGAGAGTTTTGTATCTTATTGGAAAGACGTTGCGAGAACCTTCATCGAAGAATCCGGACAGGTAGATATACCTTGGGTTACTATGGATGGTAAGGTTCTGTTTCAGAGGTACCGTCCTATTGTTCAGGAAAGGATAAGTTTTATTGACCCTGTAACAGGAAGGCGAGTATCAAACATCTATGAGGACTCAATAACAGATTCTAAATTTATTGGAAGACAATCTATTATTGGCGCTCGTAGTGGTTTGGGAGTAAACGGTAATCATATGAATGATGCCACTATCGTAAGATGGTTCCATCTCTGGGGGAGGAAGAACGGTGTTCAGACTTCAACAATCCACGATGGCTTCTTTACGAATCTAGCTGACTCAACTCGGGCTAAATTTCAATTACGACGAATTTATGCTCGTGCAGTAGAAGGTGAAACACTCTTAAACACCCTCAAAGAAATGAGGAAAAGAGGACTCTCAGAGGAGTCATACCGTAAGCTTATAGCAAGAGCTAAGGCTGAAGGATTACTAAACCCCAAAGATGGCATAACTGCCAAAGAGATCAATGCCCCTATCCCGGAAGGGTGGGACTTTTACGGTATTGGACCCTAACTATAAACTCACTGCGACCGTGTCGCTTATACATATCAAATTCAATGGGCTGTGCCCAGGAGAAAACATACTATGGAAAATGAAAATAACGTTGAACTTAATGAAGCTAATGAAAACGGTTCAGACATGAGCACATCAGACGAAATCAGTAAAATGGTTGAAGCTCGTGTCATGGAAGAGCTTTCCGGAATCAAAGAGAAGCTTAACTCTGCTTACTCTGCTCGTGACGAAGCTGTTAAAAAGGCTGTAGCTTACGAAGAAGAGCGCAAGCAGTTAACTATTAAGCAACTCGAAGAAGAAGGCAAGCACAAAGAAGCCGCTGACATCAAACTAACTGAATTGTCTGCACGTTTAAACGAGCGTGAGAAGCAAATTACTGAGCTTACTCGTGATTCTGTTGTACGTGATGCACTTCGTGGTTTGGACTTCCGTAACGATACTGCGGCTGATTTCGCATATCGTGATGTTGTCTCGCAATTAACTCAAGACGAGAATGGTCAGTGGGTACACCGCACTGGCGCTTCCATTAAGGACTTTGTTGATTCATTCCGTAAGGATGATGATAAAGAGTTTTTGTTTAGACCTAAGCAATCAGCAGGCGTTGGCGCACAAGGCGTTCAAACCCCTACTGGCGGCTTCGATGCAACTAAACCACTCTCAGAAATGACCACAGATGAAATAATGGCGGCGGCCGCTGCTGGACATCTCGGCTCTAACGAGAAGTGGATCTAAATCTAACTAACTAATCTACTTCTATTTTACTTTATTATTTTAAGGAATTTAAAATGGCTATCTCTTCAAGTGCTTTTGGCACTCTTAATAAGGCAATCTCTGCTTACACGGACGAAATGTACACTCGTGCTAAGAAAATTGCTGGTACTGCGTTGGTAGGTACTGACGCTCAAATCACTCCTAACGGCGAAGACTTCATCGGTCAAGTTCGTTTCTACAAGCCTCTCGGCAACTACGCTGTTGGCGCAACTGGTGCTTCTAGCCCCGACGTTACTGGTTCTGCAAACGCAGTTGTTAACGTTGCTACTCAGACTGAAGACTACGGTCGTACTACTAACATCAGCACTGAAGTTCAGACTTACATTAAGACTGTCCGAACTCACGGCGCTAACGAGTACATGGTTCAGAGCGTAATCTCTGGACAAGACGGCCTTTCTAAGATCGCTCGTGACTTCTCTGAAACTCGTGCAGAAGACGAAGATCAAGCCCTTCGCGCTTGTCTTGCTGGTGTTATGAACGCTGAGCTTAAGGTTGCTAACGACCTAGCTGGTACTACTTACAGCGAGATGTTTGCTGGTAACGCTGTTGACGGTGACTCTGCAAAAGCTTTTGCTTACGTTGCGGCTTCTTCTGACACTGTTGGCACTGGTTCTTCACTTGAGTCTTTGACTGACCTTTCTCAGTCTAGCCCAGGTCGTCGTGTTGAGCACATCATCCGCGCTATGGGTGCATACGCTGACTACACTCCTGACTTCGTATACCTCGTAGTTTCTCCTGAGACTTACCTCGACATCCGCGTTGCCAACTTGGTTGACGACGAGCGTGTAACTGACGGAAACATCTCTTTCGAAACTCTTTTGGGTGGCGTTGTTCGCGTTATCGTTTCACGTAACTTCGGTCTTGGCCTTGGTGCTCAAACTCACGCAGGTCTCTCTGGAACTACTGAAATCAGCACTGCTAAGGTTTCTTACATGATGTTGCCTTCTTCAGTCTTCATGAGCAATGTTAACGTTCCTAACCCCGTTGCTGTTGACCGTAACGAAAACGTAGGCATGGGTACTGGTCGTACTACTGCTTGGTACCGTTGGGGATACGTTATGCACCCACGCGGCTACAGCTTCGCTGGAACTCAGACTGCATTCGCTACTAACGCGTCTCTCACTGGTTCTGCGGCTACTCCTGCATGGGAGCGTAAAGCTGACATCCTTAACCTCGGCATCTTGCCTATCTTCCACGCTTAATTATCTAAGAGGTAACTGACTATGGCACTAATTAAAGGTGTAAACTCTTTTGTGACTTTGAATGAAGCCGACAGTTATCTCGAAGATCGCGCTGACGTCGCGGCTTGGAAAAATGCAGACGATTGTCTGAAAGAAACTTGTTTAATAACTGCAACCACCCTTCTTGACGAACTTCCGTTTGAAGGGGGAGTTGTAGATATAGATCAAGATTTAGCCTTTCCACGCTCTGGTTCTTTCCGGGATCAGAGTCGTGGGATGCGCGTTTCGTATTCTACTTACACATTTCCAACTACCGATGAAGCAGACAATACTCTGAAAAGAGATATGCGTTTGCTTCGACGCGCAACTTACGAGTTGTCGTATCACTTGATCAACAATGAAGGACTTCTAGACCGAACTGGTTCTGTTACAGATATCAAAGTAGGTTCTATTTCTTTGACCGAAGTACAAGATGCATCTGTATTTCCACGTCACATCCGTAAAATTGTTGAGCCTATGTTGAAAGGTGGTGGAACTAGATATTGGCGAGGCTGGTAATCATGGCATTAAGATCAAAGATTACTAAAGCAGTTGATACTGCGTTTGCTAAAGTTGGAGATCTTGCCGAAACGGTCACTCTTAAAATTACTTCTGAACAAACCTATAACTTTGGTACAGGAAGTGTTTCTTCTACTACAGAAGAAAAGTCTGTTACTGCAATTGTGATGTATGCAGAACAAGACACCACAGATATAGACATTTCTGTTCCTAGAAAAGAAGTTTTAATTAAAGAGAAAGACTTGGCAGAACCAAAACGATTTGACAAAGTATCAATACAAACCGTCGATCATTCTATTATTTCTTACAAAGTAGAACCCGGACTTGTAACACTACTAGTTACGGAGGTATAACATGTCTAAATATGCAAATGTCATTAGTGACATTGAGGGTCAATTCGGAACTTCTGGATGGACTAACACAAACATATCTGCATTCCCCTCTAACTTTCGTGTTCCTGCTAATCTATCTGAATTTGTTAAAATTGAGGTGCTACCCCTAAGTAGCAATAGCGACTATGGCAGATTCGGAGTAGAAGGCATCGTTTACATTCAAACATATGTCCAAGCTAACCAAGGCGTTAAGCGTCTGATGGAAATAGCAGATCTACTCGACAACATTTTACAAAATAAGACCTTTACAAACGGTACTCAAACTCGTGAGAGTTCGCTAAACGTACTAGGTCTAGACCGAGATAACCCTGAATTGTTCAGAGGTGATTTCGCTGTCGATTTTATTAACTACAACTAATTACTGAGGTTAAATACCATGGCACACATTTCAAACATCGGTGCGGCTAAGTTCACTACTCTTGACTACGTACCTAACACTGCGGCTAACGCTAACTCAGCGGCGGCAGACCTTCACGCGCTTTTCGCGTCTAACAGCTCTACTGCTATCGCTGGCGGAGCTGACGAGGCTGTTGAGGCTGCAGTTGTTCACGTTGGCAACATCCGTGAGTTCCCTTCACTGGGTACTCCTGCAAACGTTGTAAACGTTCCTGTTTACGGACAAGCTACTTCTTCACAGGTTTCTGGCCAGTCTGACGCTCCTACTCTGGAGTTCACTCTGAACTACGTTCCTGCTGATCACGCTTCTATTGACGCTCTTCGCAAGGCCGCTACTCGTCTTTGCTTCCGCGTTCGTATTGCTGATGCAGACATCACTACTGACGCTTCTGGCGTTATGCTTGCTGATGACAGCGACAAGTTTGCTGACTTCTACTTCTTCGGAACTGTTGCTTCTTTTGAGATTGCTCCTTCTTTGAGCGACTCTCTTCAGGCAACTATGGCTTTGACTATTGAAGGTGACTTCTCTGGTCCATTCAGCCTGACTGGTTCTGCTTACGCCCTTCCTGCGTAATTGAAGCACTCTTAGGGGGTCATTCGTGGCCCCTTATATTTTATACTTAAGGATATTATAATGGACAATAAACCACCATTTGATAAGTCTTTTGTCCTTCAAACTACTCTACGTAACATGAAGAAAGACATTGACTTCTCATCACGTAAAACATTTGACCGCTACAAGGACTTCTCTGACGAGCAAAACCCTGAGCATGTTGAAAAACGTCAAGAAATTTTTGAGACTCTAGACGTATTAAGCAAAATACATAAACTTCTTGATGATTTTCAAGATAATAATCGTCATCTATTTGACTCTAAATAAGGAATACTAAAATGAAGCAATTCGTAGGTAAATTATTAACTCGTGAAGTCCCATTTATGGACGATAAAGTAGACATTAAAGTTTTAACAGTTGGCGATATTCGTCAGATCGAAGCTAAGACTAAAGAAGTCCAAAAGAAGGCCGGTAAGGCTGGTGATCTCGACCAACTAGAAATCCTCCGTTTCGTTTTGCGTTTAGCTGTTGTTGGCGCAGAAGACATGTCTGATGAAGACTTTGACGGCTTCCCCGTAACTGAACTTACTAACCTTTCAGAAGCGATTGTAGGTACAGCACCTGCGGGAAACGCATAGGCGAAAGTGATCTTTGGATTTATGATCTTGCCTTCCACTTAGGAATTCCTGTATACCAAATTGAAAATGAAATGCCCCATAGTGAATTACTTATGTGGGCACAATACTTACAGGCTAGACCGATAGGTTGGCGAGAAGATAACCGAACCGCAATGATGCTACAGTGTCAGGGCGTTAAGGAAGAATCAAAGAACATTTTCCCTACATTAAACCAAATGAAACGCTGGGAAGAACAAGCAGAAGATGAAGAAGCGATGAAGAAGTCGTTACGTCGTTCTGTATTTGGAGCTTTACTTGAAGGCGCTAATAAAGGAAACTAAAATGCCAGTATCGATTAAACTTAAAAACGTAAATCTTGAGTTCGCAAAAGCAGAAAAAGAAGTTATAACTTTAATCAATCAGGCGCAACGTATTAGCGCTTTCCAAGCAAGTTCTGATCTTCAACAAGTCACTCCTATAGATACAGGAAGGGCTAGATCCTCTTGGTTCACTTCTCATTTTAGGGGTGATTTTAGGGATAAAGTTACGGGCGTTTCTGAAAATAGAGCGCTTCTCGGACCAGTTGATACCTCTAAGGTAGAAACACTATACATAACAAACGGAACACCCTACATAAAAGATTTGAACCAAGGAAGCTCACAACAAGCTCCTCCTAGGTTTATTGAAAAAACAATTAGCAAATACTTCCAAGTAAAAGGAAACAGTATTCGCGCAACATAGTTGAAGCCCCTTGATGGTTATATATTTACTTACTTTATATAACCCTTGAGGGGTTTTTTATTAATTTAACTAGGAGACTAACATGGCTGTAGAAATTGAAGTCAAGAGTAATAGTCGTCAGGCACAAGCGGATTTAGCCCGTCTTAACAAGTCTGTCGATAATATTTCTCGTACTACAGATCGAGTTACTAAACAATTCGATAACCTTGTTAAAGTGTCAATTGCTACGTTTGCTGTCATTGGAAGCACTAGAGCTATAACTAATATTACGGATTCATATCGAAGACTTGAGGCTCGAATCGCGCTTGCCACCGATGGCATAGAAAAACAGGCAGTTGCATTTAAACGATTAAACCAAATTGCAATTCGTACTCGTTCAAATCAAGAATCTCTTGCAGACTTATATTCTCGAATTGGTCGCGCTACAAAAGAAATGGGCGTAGAACAAGAGACTGTTATACAAGTAACAGAAAATATCGCTAAGGCGATTACTATTTCAGGGTCCTCTGCTGTATCTGCCAATGCGGCAATTGTTCAGCTGGGTCAGGGCTTAGCCGCTGGCGCACTTAGAGGGCAAGAATTAAACTCAGTAATGGAACAAACCCCAGCTGTAGCACAAGCTATCGCTCGTGGTTTAGGGATTACTATTGGTGAGTTACGAGCTTTTGCTAACGAAGGTAAGCTTTCAGCAGAAGCTGTTATTACTGCATTAAAGGATCAAGGGGATGCAATTGATCAGGAATTTA